CAACGTTTCCGAGGCTACGGCGAAATCTATAGTGTCCAGTCGGCATAATTATCGAACACTTACGTCACAACCATAGTACGTGCGAAAACGCCGTCCAATGGAGTTGTAAATGCCTTGTCTGTTTATTTTGAGTAGTGCTTGGTCAAATGCTTGCTGTACATCTGCCAGTGCTATTGCTTGTTCTCCCTTCGATGCTTTCCATGATCGGGCAGCGTGTAAGGCCATAAAATCAAACCATTCTGCTGGAACTTCAGTTGATGTTCCTTGCTCGCCATCACCGAAGTCAGCTCCTAGGGTCTTTTTGAATGCGACATAAACAGTGTCGTCTGAGTCGCAGTTTGTGACACGAATGCCGTTCTGGTCTGGGTATGCTGTTCCAGCAGTTGATCCAGCGCAACTAAATACTTCGCCGTTCCAGTGGCCGATATATTCGCCGATCTCGGAGAGTGCTTGAACGATTGGTGCTGGGGATTCGGCTTCTGATGCACTCCAACCAGAAGAGGGTGGTGTAGGGTTAGGTACAAAAATTGAGTATTGAGCATTAAGAGTATCGTCAACAGCTTCGGTTGTGATAACCCAAGCTGAATTATTAAAACTCCACATATTGCGTAGTGCAGTTGTGCCGTCAGAATCATACTTGGTATATGCTGGCTTTCCATCAACGCTTGATCCGTTACGAACATACAAGCCATTGGAGTCTGGATCTCCAGCACCATATATATTGTAGCTGTCTTCCGTGTAATTAATATACCCTCGGCTTACGGTGCGAGGTTCAAGCACAAGATAACGCTCCCACCAAGGAGTGTCGTTATACGCAATACTGGCAGCGGAGTTTAGCAACCAACCAACGCGAGTTGTATCCGTAGGGCTTAATTGATGCCCAATGCGAGCCTCGACAAGTCGGAGCAAGTCATTCCAGTCTCTAGTGTTCTGTGCCATTATGCTATAAATTTCGAGGTTTTTTCTATCTCCCTAACGATAATGCGGAAGATGTTAAATGTTTCTTTAAACGTCTGGTCGTGATGCCCTGCTTTGATCTCAAGTTCCTCAATCCGTTTTTCTAGTTTAGAAATCTGGCTTGAATGCACGTAAAAGCATCCAATGGTCGTCAGGGAGAGGAGAATGAGTATAGTCTTCAAGGGCAGGGGGTGGTTAAGCTAAGGACGCGTCTGCGTGTAGCTTTTTCATTAAATATTTGTCGAACTCTGGATTGTTCAGGTTTCCGTCAACTGATGCACATTCACCGCGTTGACGTTCCATGATATATGCTGCTTGATTAACAACTCCTAGATTTTCCAGTCCATTATCAGCGAAATGCTTATAAAAGAACTTCTTGCAACGCTCGTTTTCGTCGGGCGTGAGTTCTCCCATCATACCTTGAATAAGCTTGCGCTTAGTCTCAGTGGGGAGCTTAAATAGATTAAAAATCTTTGTACTTACTTGTCCGTCAACCATATTTGTGTAAAAGTATAGGGAGGGCAGGAATTGACCTACCCTCCCTATGTGTTAAGGGTTATGCGTTAGACTCGTCAGAACACTTGATCTTACCGAGGCGATTTGGGCCTTGGCTAAGAAGCGAACCGTAGCAGTCACATGCTCCAACAGAACCTGCACCGCGATCTTCGTACTCTTCAGAACCTTCGCCCCAAATTTGTCCGAACTCAAGGTAAGCTGGGTCGATGATGTAACCACGTGTTTTACTAGTGGTATCGGCTGCAACAGCAAGCTGAGGATTAGCATTGATGATTTTAACTTGACCGAAGTCAGAGTCATACATTTCAACGTTGTAAGGGATGATGGCAGTGCCATTCATGTTGTAGTCAACTTGAGACGCTGTACCTGCTGTGCGAGTCATGTTAGCAACAATGTTAGTGCGTAGACCAGAGAATGCAAGCAAGTGCAAGTCGAGGTATTCGCCACCTTCACCGAACATAGATGCAAGCTGTGCATTCAATGCTGCGTCGTCAAAACTAGCAACTGCGCCACTATATACGGAAGCAGCCTTTGTGCGGTAAGCCGCTGCAAAGTTAGTGTTAGCTGGATCTGTCATGCTACCAAGACCTTCAGTTACACCAGCAGTAGTTCCAGGGACGTCAGAAACCTTATCTTGGTCGCCGTAGAATGTGTACTCCTTGTTGCGGATAAGTTGCTTAAGAGCTTTTTCTTTAGCATTTTCCTTGTCAACAGAAACAGCCGAACTGTGAGCTTCTTGCTCGCGAGTAACAGACCATTCTTGTACCCAACGTTGAGCTTGACCTGTGTAGTCGCCAACTGCTGTGAACTGATCGCCACCGTTGTCAGTGCCGTTTTGCTCGATGTGACCTGCTGCGCTAGGAGCTGCAAGTTCGTCCATAAGAACGCGAGGGTTCTTGTTAGTAATTGCCCGTGTTGGGAGCAAGCCAACCAAAGGGGCTTGCGTAGCTGCGTGAAGCATTGCAGTTTGCTTCAAGTCTTCGCGATTGGTGCTAAGAGTCGAAGGAGCTGCACTAGGGGATGAGTTTGATGTTGCCATAATAGTTTACTTTCTTTTCAAGGCTCGTAGTTTACGATCTGCGGCTTGGCGTTCCAGAATGGTAGCCTTCGTAGTGCCGTTGATAATAGCCTCGAGCTTTTTAATTTTTGATACAGTAGATTTAGGTGATGTATTGCTGCCCTTCGGAAGAGTAGCAGTACCATTTTTTGCCTTCGGAGCTTTACGGGTCTTAGGCTTTCGATCCGCGATGGATGCTTTAGCTAAAACTTCAAAGAGCTTCTTGGCATATTCAGGTTTGACAGATTTGACTACCGCAAAGTTTGGATCTCCCACAAACCCCTCGAAAACTTCTGCTTCCTCGGCGCTCATGTTTAAACTCTGCTTGAGTGTTTCGATTTCAGTATCCTCATCGTCAAACAACTTAGCCACCTTCTTGATCTCGGCCTTCCGCTCGCGCAGTTTAGAGATATTGGATTTCTGCTCTTTCGCCCACTGCTTAATTGCAGTAGCCGAATAGAACTTGCCATCCACTGTAGCTCCACGAACGTCTTCGCCGCTAGCATCATCGTACTCTGTGGTTGATTCGTATATCAACGCGTCAGTGTATTTCTCGATATTTTCCTCTACCGACGAAATAGTTGAATCAACTTGTTCCGCAGTATGGATGCTACCAAATGGTGAATCTGATGTTGCCGCGACAGATGATGCTGCTTTAAGCTGCTCTTCCTTGGCTTCCAACTCTTGCTTCAACTCTCGTATCTGCTTGCGTTGTTTACCAAAAGCTGCTCCTGTCGATGGCTGGAGTTCAGTTAGGTGTGCTTCCTTGTCCTTGTCTGAGAGAGCATCGAAATACTCCTTTGAAAGAACGTCTGGCTTATCCTCTGCTTCTTCTTCATCCTCTTCAACTTCGACTTCTTCCTCTTCCTCTTCGGAGTCTTCGACCTCATCATCGGATGCGTCATCTTCCTCGTCGGTTTCTGGAGAATCACCAGAGACTAAAGCCTCTAGTTTTTCGTCTCGTTCTTTTTGGATGTCTGCAAGCGTTGGTAACGCCGTCTCTACTTCCTGAATTGCTTCTTCGGCATCAGGGATTGCCGCTTCGTCTATGTCTGTCATAATAATCTACCGTATTTACGGAACGGTGCGTCCTTAAGAGTAAATATAACACTTGCCCCTACATGGAGCGAAGTTTGCGAGCCTCGTCTAGCCCTAGTGATAGGATCTCATCTGTGATGTACATTGCTGCTGCTGACGCTTTCTGGTCGTAGTTCTCACTACCTTGCGCCCAAGCTGCCTGCAATAGACCGTCGCGCTGTGCCTCGAAGTATTCGTGCAGTCCCAATGCGAAGTCTGGGTTTCCTTTTAAAAAGTCAATTACCTCGGCAATGGTCTTAGATTGTAGCGGAGCGATTGCCCCCTTTGCGGAGGCAACCTTGTTAGCTACTTTTTTAGTCGTCTTTTTTGCTGGCATATAATGACAATCTTAATATCGCTGTCAAATGCTCCTACTCAGCGTCTTGGATGCCCTGTACGTTTACGTTGCCTACCTGAGCTGCTCGCGCTCCAAGTGGTCCAAACTCGTCACGATTGACTTCTTGGTTCTTCACTTGTTGCATTTGCTTAACGTAGCCATCCATTAGGATTTGGAACTGCTGGCTTTGACCGAACATGGTCGGGATGCCTTGCTGTTCAAATTGCTGCTGCTCTTGGATGTAGTTCTGGACAATCGCAATACGTGCGTCAATTGCGTCGGTACGTGCGCCCGCTGCAAAACCTGCGCTCATGCGCTGGATGTCGCTGGCTGTTTCGTCCGTGATACGCGCTGAACCTTCGGCTTCTGGCTTCAGGATAATATCTGCAATCATTGGATCTGTAGCAGAAAGCAACCAATCCGCCACTTCATCGCTACCTACTCGCGACGGAGAAAGCTGTTTAGCTGTCTTCACCACATTGGAAATGCGCTCAAGTTGCTCTGGGTCATCAAAGGTGCTGTTGAAGCTGATGCATAAATCCATCTCAGTCTCTTCGGTGTTCTTGACAAACTGAGTGCCTTCTGGCTTGCCAGTGACTCGGAAATAAAGATCATCTGGTCCTTCGAGCTTAAATGTCTCGTAAGACATGGCAAGTACGTTCTGTACGTGACGGCGGAGGAATGAATCTACGTAGTGACGCTGGCGAATCTCAGAGAGAGGGTCTTCGGCTGACTGACCAATGTGCTGCATTGCTTGACCATCCACAATCTGCTCTAGGCTGATATTTGGCTGGAAGTCCTGCGGCTTGTTGATGAACTCTGGCTTGCGGTTAGCTGGGCCATTCATTCGACCTCCTGGACCTACTTGGCTAAGGTCAACTCCTGGACCTCCGTACATCATCGGGGACGCGCCCCACTGAGCTTCGTCGATGTAGTTGTCTAGGATTGTCTTCTGAGTCTTCTGTGGAGCTTTGAGGATCTCAGGCCATGTAGTTGATTCGTAAAGTGTCTTGGTTTCGTATGTCAACGGCGTAACAACGAACGGATAGCTGCGGCGACCAGATTGTAGCTTGCGGTAGGCGTGAGACGGGAGGATCGAGTCATCCGAAGCCATCTTAGGCGACCATACGGTAAGATAAATGCCTTCAGCACCATCTTCCTCGTCAATCAGCCGCTCGTAGGTAAACACAACCTCAATGAAGTCGCGAGCATCTGCTGCGGTGCGGCTACCAGTGTTACGTCCGTTTACGTTGTAGCTTACTGTGCCTTGCGGAGAATCGAACAAACTATCGGACATACCAGTGTGGTTTTCGATCATGTGTTCGACCCATTCTGAATCCCAGTCCATTGTCTCGCGGTAGTTCACTAGGTCTTGACCTGTGAGCAACATGCGCATATGCACGCGAGGTGAGTCTTGGACGTTCATCGTGTAGGCTGGCAGGATAACATCTGCGTCTGGCGCAAGTGTGCGCACATCAAATGTACCTGTGTCCTCGATTACGATAGGAATATCTGCTGATCCGTCTTTGCGCAACTGCTTGAGTGCTTTCTTTACGCGCTTCTCGTTTACGGACCATCCTTCAACCTCGTTGAACATATTCATCAGCTCGTCAATACGTTCTTCGTCAGAAAGAAGCTCCACGAACTGCTGTGTCTGTAGTGCTTCAACTTCTTCCAGCTCTGGGATAGACTGTAGCATTTGTTCAAAGTCAAATGTCTTGGTTACGCTTTGGTTTTTCTTTTGCCAGCCACAATATGTAATGGCTAGACCCTTCTCAAACCAATAAGAGGCGGCAAGCTCCATGTCGCGCTGGAAATTCTTGATTCCACTGTCACGCATCCATTTAAGCATAACGCTCACCTCTGCTGCACGTGCTACGTCGGTAGACTCACGCGGATATGCTCGAATCTGACTGCGGTTCATTCCGTTCACGCAAAGAGCCACGCCATTCTGAATAGCGCGGTCTGCCGTGAAAACCTCGGTGTCTGAGGCGTATTTATATGGAAATGCGTCGTCGTCGTGCTTCTTGAGGTCATCAGACTTCCCCGCCCACTTGTTTTTGCGGATGTCTCGATTCTGGTTGCACTTTTCCAGATAGAATTCTAGGTCACTTACATCTTTGTCGTAAATGTCCTTAAACTTGTTGATGTCAAAGTCATCTATATAAATGTCTTGTTGTCCGTTACTATCTTGGTTTTGAGTCATATTAAATTTCAAATATTGGGTTGCCGTATCTAGCGCGATACTCTTTGCGGAATTTCACTTTAGCCCTGCGAAGGTACTGGTCAGATACGCCAAACTCGTCCAACAACTGTTCATCAGAATTGAAGTTAATAATATCGCCAGCTAGTTCGGACTTTATCTTCTCTATCATAACCCAATACCCTACATGATCTTGGATGTGATCTGAGCTTATAGTGATAGGTTGGGTGTCCATTTGTAGAAATATTTTCCATCTTGTGATCCGCGCTCCACAAGGATTCGGGTTTTCGGTTTAGAAAGTCGGTCCTTTCGGTTCTTTGGAACGCTGACCATAACCTTCTGCTTGCGCTCGCGATCAAATGCCATCATCCAGCGTGGGTTTACTACTGGCTGCGCAATGGCTTCGACAAACACAACATCTGGCTGTGCTGTCTCCACTACAGTCATTTCGTGGTCATAATGCTTCAAGATCTTAGAGATTCCGCTTGGCTTGATCTCGTTGCCATCTAGGTCTGATTCTTCGCACACCTCGTTTCGTACGCGCCCAACCTGCATCGGGAGCTTACCTAGTTCCTTGGCGAGTTCGCCACATGTCATATTGCTCATAAGTTAATTTTGGTTGAGTTGCCTCTATGTCGAAAGTATATGTCGGCAGTCAAGCAGTGACTATCAATAGCCCTTGCCCTGTCGAGTGACAGTCATGGACTGCTTGCTGTAGTGAATTGGACCTTCGCCCTCGTTTGCCGTAAGTAAATAGCGAATGCAGTCGATGAAATCTTTGAGGGCGTCATCCCGCTTTCCGTTTTTGCAGTAGTTCATCAACGAAAAGATGGTATTACCAGCAGCGGCGCTAATGCGGAGGCGAGGGGTGTTAGTATGCGGGCAATACTGCTTAGATCGGTCGTACGACAGCGCCTCTTGCACTAGCGGTAGCCCTACGTCCTCAGTTGTGCCAATAGACGGCACTGTGTCTATTCCGTACTCAAATAGCTCGTCCTGAAGCGTCTTTTTGCCGTCATCGCGAGTCTGGTGCGGGTTGTGGGCAAATCGAACGTCAATAATCCTCTCAAACACCGAAACCCCGTCCTCGATCTTAGTCCATTCCATCTCAAGCTCTCGGAATGACAGCCCTCCACAATCTGTGGCCGCTTCGCCCTTCTTCCAGTTCGTTGAGTCATCTGACGTAGATGATTTGCCTTCCACTGCCCACGCCCCGTAGGTATCTCGCTCTGGGAACTCAGCCCACAGTCGAATGTCTCGTTTTTCGTTGACGGATGCCCAGATACAAGCCCAAGACTTAGTTCCAGCGGGGTCAATTACTTGGTATGTAGTCCAAGAACCGTCCGAGAAGTTATATTTCTCTTCATTGGGGTCATAAACGTGGACAGCTCGGTCAAATGTCTTAAACATCGCCGTCATACTCTTGGTCGGGAAGCCGTAGAGGATCTTCATGATCTCTTCCTCGGAGGCATTGGCATGATTTCGCGCCAAACGTTTCCAGTTTGAGAAAGGATTTCGCTCAGAATGGTAATACACCACTGCTACGTTCTCCATTGGCTCTCCGAACGAGTTCATGGGCTGCTGCACGAACGGCATCATGCGCCCGCCTAGCATAGAGGCAGGTAAGCTCTCTACCGTCTTCGCACCGTCTAGCATTGTGCCTACAGTCTGCGTGTAACCGTGAATAGGGGTGAAAGTTAGCAGTATCTTAGAGTCAAAGTCACCGCAACGGTTACGTAGACGCTTTAGAAGGTCTTCATTGCCCAGATACTCGTCGCACCACGTGCCGATGTTGATAAAACCGCACCCTTTCTTGGGCGCACCGAGTTTAGCGCCCTCAATAGTCGTGTCATCCTGCTGGAACTGCGTATAATACTTGAAATAGCACACTGAGCCGTTTGGGAGAATGAATTTGCCGCCCGCGAAGCCCGTACCCTTGGAGTAATTGATCTTAGTGACTTCATCCTTCTGCTTCTTCTTGAACTCCTGCGGCATCATTTCCCATAGATACGGCTGTTGGCGCTCGATTGACGCGCTCTCATTCTGTGACCAGCAGATGATTTCCGTATTAGGGTTCTCTAAGAGGGATCGCATGACCAACCAAGCTGCGCTCCTCGATTTTCCACTTCTGTTGCCTCCAAGCACCCATAGCTCGTCTATGACTGGCTGGCGAAGCAACTCCTTGACCTTCTCCTGCTGTGGAAGCACAAAACTGTGGTACACGGGGTCTTTGATGGAAGCCTCGATACGCTCGTTATGCACCTTGATGCTCTCTAGGTAGGCTTCAGGGTCATTCTCCAGCATCCATAGCTGATCCTCGTCCGATGGAGTCTCCATCATCGGGTGTTCCGTGTATTCTAGCTCCATTTAGTATAAATCAATGACTTGGGTGCTGCATGGCACGGATCTTTCCCTCTGTCTAAGCTTAACTGTCTCGCTAGGCTCATCTAGGTTGATAATCACGTCGGGCTTGTGGTAGCTTGATACTAGGCACTCACATTCTTCGACAGCGGAGTTCTGGAAATACTTGATATACGCATCCTCCCAGATAGCTGCCTTGGGGAACGGTTCGTTGTCCCTGTTTCCGAATATAAACACCACTCTCATCTAGTCTACCTCGATTACCGCTTCAGCTTCCTTGGTTTCGTTAATGCGATCTTTGGCTATGTTGTAGTATTTGTCTACCTTCTCGATTCCAATGAATTTACGACCTAGTTGCTTTGCGGCGACGCCCGTAGTTCCAGAGCCGAGGAAGGGGTCAAGGACTGTGTCACCTTCGTTGCTCCATGATGTAATGTGGTCGTTCGCTAGTTGCTCTGGGAATTGCGCTGGATGCCCAGTCCGTTCTGTGTGACTCTGAACGCATGGCTGACTCCAGATGTTGAATCTTTGACCATACTCTGGTCGAGTTGTTCCATGCTTAGATGTCATCTGCATTGAGCCATCTGCATTCCTCTTTGTGCCATATACCTTTTGCCCTGCCTTCTTATTCTTCCTGTCTTTTATTAGCACAGAAGTCTTAGGATTACCCTTGGAAAATGTAAACATATACTCAAATACGTTCCCATACCGATTCACGCATGGTGCAGTGAAGCAACCCTTGTCCCATATCATCGTATCATGCAGGTTGAAACCACACTCCATAGCATACAAAGCTTGCTTAAAGCTAGTGCCAGTTTCACTGCCCTTGATTGTAGCGTCTCCGACAACCCACACTACTACGCCCCCTTTCTTGGTCACTCGATACAGACCTTTAAGCACCTGCTTCCAGATGTCCTCGTTCCATTGCAGCGAACCTTCGTAGGTGCGCAGATTGTCGTATGGTGGCGAAGTGACAGTCAGATCAACGCTGTTCGCGTCCATCTTTGCCATTTCCTCGATGCAGTCTCCGTGTATTAATTTACTCATGTTTCAATGATGTCCCCTTCGACACTCTTAGCTTCCTTAGCCTTGGCTATCCTTGCCCGTAGTTCTGCCGCTTTATCCTCGTATTCCTCTTGGCTAACGACATGATTGACCTCTACCACCTGCGTAGCTGCTCCAGAGAACTTCTGGAAGCGTTCAGCCTTGAGGGATTGCCCGCGATTAATCT